CCAATTTCCACCATTTGCTCCTGTCGCTGGGTTAAGGTTGTTATCATTACCTACTAATACTTAACTAATAGCTTCGGGGTAAATTCTGATTGCAACATTTCCTGAACTATTGGTAGTAATTCCTACTTATGCAATGTCACTTGCAACACTGGTTTTCCTTGGATCCTCTATTGAAGTTTGGAAAGCAAAATTCTCAGGGTTAAGGTAAGTACAGACGGAATCAGAGCTTATGGCATCCCGTTCGAACTTGGGTTTGTAATTTAACGGACCAAATTTATTTAAGTTCTCCTCATAAGATTGTTTATAAGGTTCAAGAGCATAAGTTCCTTAGTCTTTAGGATTATATCCTTCGTCCGCTCCCCAGTCATCTATTTTCTTTTAGATTTTGTCCATAGCTGCACCTGTTAATTTTGTTACTCCAGGTTGTAAGTAGTTGCTGTAGATATATTATAAGGCGGGAACTCCAAACTTCTTTAAGATTGGTGATACAAACCTTGCTATTGATGCCCAATTATCTAAAGCAACTAATTGTCTGAGCATATCCATGGAGACCCTATCTTTTGTAGGGATATTGTGTTGAATTGCAAAAGCATCAAGTCTTTCTTTGATGTTGTCTAATTGCGTGTTTAATTCCTGGTATTGATCTGAAGTTGGTTGTTGTTAAAACTTGTGTTAATCTTTAACAACCCCGTCTTCAATGTTTTTCTCCATCTTATTTATGTCAAAGTTTTACAAGGCATAAAAGAAAGCTTGATCTGCTTATTGCCTTTTGCCATAGCTATATTCGGGATCAACACTTCTTATCTAAGATGTGGATACATCATAAAATGGTTTTACTTCATCTTCAAATGTTTAAAGTGTCGATCTTACTCCAGCCTTGTTTTACATATACATTTGTCCTAGTTCGAGGGGTGTTTTTCCTTTTATTAAAGGGTTTTCACTTAATGCACGTTATTCTGCTCTTAGGATTCTTTTCTCTAGACTTCTGACATAATCTTATTGCTTTTGCTAGTTGAGTTCGTCCATAATCTTGTCTTTAACTTGTTATGTTACAGCAGTTACTAATTGTCGATTACCAAATCGAGGCTTAGTGTTTCTGCGTTTTCTAGTTTCTTCCATTATGTTGATTTTGAGTTTGTTTTGTTTGTTGTTTGTTTGAGTTTTTTATTAGTTGGGGAGTCACATCCACCTTAAACCAAGTTCTTTAGATTAGGTCCATAATTAGGAATGTTTCCTAAAAAGAAATCATTCCATGCAAACTCTGATAAAAAGTTAGCTTTAAAATCTGGTATGAATTAATCAAATATGGCTCTATTTTCTGGTTTGTCATTCTCATTATTGTACATTTTGTGTCTATAGGTATAAAACAATTTCTTAAATTACCCATCATACTCCCCTGAATGAATGAGATGTTCCTACCTATATTTTATGTATTATGAAATCATTGGATGATGAGAATGTCCTTCTGCCAATTGTGCCGTTATACCACCATTGTATATTGCGGCTGTCAAGCTTTTGTTTAATCTAGTGGTTAAGTTTCCTCCAATTATAGCTCTATGTGTCTACCTTTAAACTATTGTAGAATTTGGACTTAAAAACACATCTTTTGATAAAAAGGAGCCTGCATTTTTTGAAACTAGTACCTCCTTCACTATTGAGCCGATTCCATGTTTACGTGGTTCATCTTTCTTTGCAGATATCCTCATTATTTCTTTAAAATAAGCTTGTATATATTTTTGAACCATAATAGTAAATCCATCATCACCGACTTAAAAATGCGATGATTTGCCTTTTGGTATGCCTGCCCTTCTGGTTAATACTAAGTTTTTTATGATTTCTCTTCCTGAATTTCCAGCTGTGGTTTGAGTAGGGAATCC